GCGGGGCAGGATGGTCAGAAGCTTTTTCTGACACTATAGATTCTTTTATGGTATCAATTTGATCATCTATGTCGTTGACTCTTTGAACGTCACCATCCTGTATGGCTTCTTTTTTCTGCGACCTGAGACTCGTCAGCTCTTTTTTTAGATTAGCAATTTCAACCTTATAAACTTTCTCGTTATGAACTTTTAGATCTGCAATACTGTTAGACATCTCTGACAGTTGCCGTCTTTGATCTTTTATGGCCTTACGCATACTGTCTTGGATGTCTTGCCCTCGCCGGATGTATGCTTCGGCATCAACAAAGTCGGCCTCTTCACCACGAAAATCTTCTTTAGGCACCCATCCCATTTCTTTTGCAAGAATTTCTACCCTGTCTTCGGTAGCTTCGGGTTCTTTACTCTCTTCAATTCCTTCGGTGTCTTCAGTCTGCGGCTCAATCTTTTCTTCTGTTTTTACTGTTTCTATTGTCATAATTTTATTCCTTTCAGGCTCTATGCCTGTTCTTGCTGGAACTCTACACTCCAAATAAAAAGCCTCCCGGATAGATAAGAAAATTCTCTTAAATACCCAAAGGAGGCTTTGCGTTCTTTGGCTTAGCCGGGCACGTTCAATTAAGGAAGTGTCGGCTGTTATGCGTATATAATTTTACATATTTTAATATCCCTTTGTTTTTCCCTTATCTAATAAAATGAATATTGTCAAGCTTCTTTTTTATATCTTCTCGCCAGACAAAATCTTTTTCAGAAGGCTCACGAGAAAATTAAGTGCTCTAATTAAGGCCTTGATTGTTTGCTTTTCACTGTCAGTCATTAAATATTGCCAAGATATCCTGATCGTTCAACAAAACATAATCTGTGTCATCTACACCTTTCATGCCAATCCCGCCATATTTAGCGTAAGACACGTAATCCCCTGGTTGCGCCCATGGTTCACCATCAGCAAATTCAAGCCATGCCGTAGGACCAACTGCAACCAACAATCCTCTTGTACTTGCTCTCTGCTCGTCTTCTCTGGTTACTTCTGGAAGATATATACCACCTTCCGTTTTTTCTTTCACTTTATCGGGGAGTACAAGAACGTGATGACCTGTCGGTCGAATTCCAGAGCTGTTTTTATTCTCAGTCATCAGAAACCTCCGTTTCACTCTTTTCCTCTATAAACTCAATATTTAAAAGCTGGTTAAGACCTTCAATATTCCCTACCATCCTGGCCGTACTGCCATGTGTTTCATCGGCAGTTGTACACAATGTCTGCCCACTGGCAAGGCTTTTTTCTAGGACATCTCTAACATCCGCAAGTTTTTTGTAAATCTCAATAGTGGTAGGATTAAATTTCCATTCTTGAAATTGCTCTTTATTCATAATTTATCCGTTCCCTCACTCACTCAAGATTGTCAGATCCCAACCCACGCTCCCTGAACGGTCCTTGAGTGTTTGTCTCTAATGTTTTCCCTTTAAATTCACTATCTTGAATGTCTTTTACTAGCTTAGCAGAATCTCTCCTGTTCTGTTCTTCGGCGTTTTTTATACCGCTGATAGTCTGAGCCTCTTCCAGCCGGAGCTTTCGATCATCAAACCCTGTTCCCATGGCTTTGACTTGCTGTAAAACTTTTTCTGTTTGGATTTTCTCAACTGTCAGTTCGGCGTCAGCTATAAGCTTGGTTCGCTCAGCTTCAATTTTCGATATTTCAGCCTCAGCTTTTATCATCTCAATTTCAATCTTTCTCGCCTCAGCTACGCTCTTCTTAATCTCAGCTTGTTTGGCCTGCACCTCTAGTTCAAGTAAAGGATCGGCCGCCTCTTTTTCTGGGATAAGTGCCTCAATATTCTCAACCTGTAAAGCCTCAAGATATCGTTTATTGATTTCTTTATCATTCAACCCCTGGCCTTTCATTTCCAGCAAAGCCCTGGCCTTCATAATCCTTTGCATATTGGTAGTTGCTGTAGGGTCTGAGACAGGAATAATATCGCAATCAGTAGTATTGTAGTCCTGCCGCTTAATAGCTTCAGGGTCATCCATCACATTACTGTAATCTTCTTCCGGTAAATATAGTATATTTAGTTTGCGGATTTTCCCGAACTCTTCATATAAAGACCTGTGAAGTCTTTTCTGGGTAGCCGTATATACTTGTAGCCCTTGCTCTATTAATGCCAGTGTAGTTTCGGCAGGTACGTTCGCCCCCGGACTTTGGCCTGACAACACCTCTGTAACACCAGCTAATTCTTTTCCCGACTCAACTAACAAGCCAAGTAGATTAAACAATGTTGGGGAGGGTTCTTTTGTAGGTAGGGGAATAATATTTTTTCTTAAATCATCACCCGTATTTTGTACAGACTTCCATTCTCCCGACTGAAATTTAAGGCTTGAACCACGCCCTAACTGAATACCACGTCCCAAAAACCCGCTCTGCCTGTTAGATTGTGTTCCAGCATCTAATAACTGATTAAGAGATGTATTAGCCGAAGAATTGATAGAATGCAGAAGACTTCCAAGTCCCATGCCATAAAAAGACCCATCGATAGCAGGCATAAACAAAAACCGGGTGAAATAGTGGGTAGGTTCTATTCTGATTATTTCACCTTTGTCGTTGGCTTGAATTCCTGATAATTCAAACCGCGCGGATATTCTAACCAGTTTTTGTGTACCTTTATGGACAGTTACAATATAGGGTTCTTGGTAGCCGTCGTCGTCGAGATCGTACCATCTGTGTTGCTCAAGGAAAAGGTGTGGAGTATCCTCGTCGATTTGGTCCCGATCCTCTTCCGACGCAAGACCGAGTTCATCAACATCAAAATCAAGATACGTCCCACTTCTAATACGCTCAACTATTTCATTTTTTGTTAATTCAATCTTATGGGTAATTCGTGAGGCTTTCTTTAAAGATTGAGCATAATAATGGACCACTAAGTCATCAGCAAATACCATTTCAGAGACATTGCACTTTTCGACTGCGCTGTAATACGTTTTTTTGAAAGCGCATCCAACGACAGGAAGGGTGAAAAGAAGCTGGTCAACTCCCTCTTCCCAGTCGGGCATGTCATTAAGAAGCTGATAAGACATATGATCACAAAGCCTTTTTCCTCTCCTAGCTTTTTGCCCATCAGGATCAGAACCTATAATTTTAGGTTTTACTACATCTGATCCTTTAATGATTTCAGGGTATGACCTGGCCGCAAACTGAATGGCAGCATTTGTTATGAGGGGGTATTTGACGTTTGCGACTTGCTCGCCAGCATAGGTTTTCTTTTCAATGTCAAGTTTTGCAAGTTTTAAAATTTCATTATTAGATGCTTCCCACGCTGCACGAGAATCTTTGTCTACATTATAGTCCGTAACAACCTTGGCTGCTATGTCGTCAATGATAGCTTGCTCCAGATTCTCTGCTATATTCGCCATAGCATGGCGGGCCTCAAGCTGATCTATAATAGAAAGGATTTCTTGTTTCTTGGCTTGCTGGTCCTGCTCTTGCTGTAGACGAGCTTGATCTTCGACCATCATTTCTGGCGATAATGTTTGAGGTTCTATAAATTGTTCTGGCATACCTTGACCTTTTTAATACCCTGTAACCGAATCCACTGTGTCAGTTTGTGAACGGTAATCAATATCTCGCCCATAATTTCCTAATTTTTGGGGAAGAACTGCCGTCATTATACACGCTGCCATACCTGCGGTATCAACTCTTTCGTCGTGACAACCGGGAGCCGCACCGTATTTCCCAGACTCTTCCATGAAAGTCCGCATTTCTGATACTGTCTCTTTACATACGATTTGAATTTGGCTATCTCTTGCCATGCGGATCAATAAATCTACCATTTGGGGCTTAGTTTTTCTTGTAGTCAACCAGCCCGGCTCCCCTGATTTAGCCTCATACATTGGATAATTTTTCCGGTTAAGATCGGCAACCACCGTATACCCGTGATTGTTAATTTCCACACACGCCACAGCGTGATTATATAAAATCCCTATCAACTCAACCAAGTCTGCGATCAAATCATAGTCTAAATGTCCATGCCATTGAGCTACCTGTTTCCCTGATATATGCTCAAAAACATCTATACATGATGGGTCTGGCTCTTTATTTTTATTCTTCTGTGATTGTTTTATGCCCCCAGCGCAATCAACAGTCATCACATAATCCTTATATTCGTCCGGTTTTTCCCATATTCGAAAATGACCATGCTTATTTCTACGTATCTTAGGCTTACCCATCGTATCCACTACATTACCGACAAGTATAGCGTCTAAGCATTCTGATTCGATGCTATCACACAATTCTTTTGAAAATACATTAAGGCTGGAGCTAAGAAAACTTTCTTCTACGGAACTAGGGTATTCCTGGTGGAAGGTATCAACTGATCCCCTGCATTGGTTTTCTATGCACCACTGGCGCCAGTTTAATTGCTCTAAAGTTAACCCGAACCTATCCAGCAGTCTCTTCTCTTCGGAATTTTCCCACTTTAAGGTATCGCTATTAAAAGTTTTTTCTTTAAGCCTCTCATCAACTATGCGTCGCTGTTCCTCATTTTCGAACGGCATCGAATACCACGGATGAACAAACCAAGGAATAAAAGCAAGCACCCA